GTGTCATAAAAAAAGGAGCCGACAGATTTGTCAAACTCCGATGAAATATTAGAGAGCAATCGCGACAGTATTTCTTCCCGAGTCACTTGTTTCCACCTCCATGCTGACTGTGATTCCACTTGCAGTGCGTTCAATGCTAAAATTGGAGACCGACAGTATATTGGGGTTTTGCTTCAGTGCATCTTCAATTTCCCGTTTAAGTTCTGCTTCAATGAAAGTAACAGGATAATTGCTGCCGATCAGCAAGTCCTCAATCCTGCAACCATAGTCGGTATCGTTATAAATGTTAAACCGCTCCTTTTCGGTACGCAGGATTTTTTCAATCCATACCTTGATTGCTTCTATGCCTTTACATTCTACAAGCTTTCCGTCGCGAATTATGAAATCGCCTGCTGTAAAGTCAATCAAAAAGGACTTACCTGCCATTACCGTTTCAGCATTGGTGACATCGGGCAAATCCTGTGTTCTGGGAAACATCACTGAACCACTCCAATTACAATAAATTTCTGATTATCCGCAAACGGCAGCAGAACAACTTCTTTCCCGAAGTTTATGTATTCTCCGTTTTCGTCAGTTGCAGTTAAATCAACACAGCTTTTGATATGGGCTGATGTCAAAATAACTCTGTCACTAAGGCGAATTTTAACGTTTGGCAGATCAAGAATCTGGCCGATAACGGGTGAATAGCAAGCTGAATTATCTCGTTCTTTGAATAACTTTGCCAGTTCTGTTATACCGTTCAATCAAGCCACCTCCGAAAATGGTTATAAGAAAAAGACGAACACCGAAGCATTCGCCTATATATAGAATATTTGAATTTCATTTTGATTTCAAAAACCCAAAGATATACATCTATTTAAGTAATTTCGGTTTTAATGCTGAACATAGTTTAAATAGAGTTTATTCATTTTCACAATCTGTTTCCTGAGAGAGGCCCTTAAACATCTCCATAATTATATTTGCAATGGTTTTTTTATCTGTATTTTCAGTAATCTTACTTATGACAGTAGTAACCTTATCTAAAAATTGATTAGATAACCGTGATTCCATTACCTTTGTTACCCAGTCAACATCCTTAATACTTTTTTTACCTAAATACACTTGTTCAAACGCATATATTGCTCCTTCCCCAACAGCCGCTACAATACTTGCGGCAATAACTGCATTCAAAACGCTTGCACCTAAATTGATTCCCGGAATCGATTTCAGCGCACTTATGGCTGCCTTTGCTACCGAACCAACAGTTCCAGCTTCTACAATAGAATTGAGAAAAAGTTTTGTTTCCTCATTATTTTTAATTCCGTATATTTTCGCAATACCATTAACTTCTGCAATTTCTATTGGTCCAAGGAGCAAAGCATCAGAAAATGATATCGGAACTGCCCCCACTACTATTCCTGCTGTAGTTGCTACTCCAGTCACACTGTGAGCCATAGCACGTCTTCTTTTGAGTTTAAATTCAGCAATATCAGCTTTTGCAGCTTCCATTCCTTCCGGCATTAGTTCGATAGTGGCATCTATAAGTTCAGTAATACCATCAGGAGCTGCGTAAGCATTATCATTTAAAACGTAAGTCGACGCAACTACCGGAATAATCTTATGTAATCTTTCGGCATAGTTTTTTTGGTTAGCAAACGCTTGTTCAACCATCTCTATATTTTCTTTCCTGTCAGGAATAGAGTATGACTTGGTGATTACAACGATTACAGGTACTGATTTCCACATAGCAATAGCTTTTGAAAGGTCTTTGATTACTTCCGGAAATAGTTTTCTTGATGTTCCATCAACACAATACCAAATAACATTAATTTGAGTATCTTCATGTCCTTCTTTCGCACTGTTTTTCGACCATTTCTTAACAGCATTAATAGCTTTGTATTTTTTAATAAATGAAGGTTCAAATCCAACGGTATCTATTATACGAAAAGGAAGGGCTTCATTTTCGTATATATTAAGATTATCCGTCGTTCCATCAGTTCCCCAACCTACTTTTGCTTTTTCTTCACCTAAAACCGCATTAATTAAGGTTGATTTACCTACTCCTGAATTTCCGATAACCAATACATTTCCTTTCTCCATAGCTTATTTCACCTTTCTTTTTGATTTTTAGAACGAAAAAACTTCGTCTCCATTACAGGCTATGTAATTTTCGCGTACTAACTCGTCATATTTCCTTTTATTACTACCTACTCCTACAATATATCACAAATTATAACTTTTGTCTATTAATCTATTACCCAATTTTATACAAATCCAATTTCACATAATGCACCTCGTTTTTTATGTTGTGACCGCTGCTCTCGATAACATAATCTATCCCATCAACGGAAATCATATATCCCGCCCTTGTATAGCTGTCCACCGCTTCGATTATTTCAAAAGAATAGCTTTCCTGTATTTTGGATAACTCAGAAAGTTTTTGCTGTGCTACGATATCGGCATTCTCCTTTTCAGGATCAATCGTTACGACTTCCTGCAGAAGACCGAATTTATCAATTAAGTCAGTATCCTGAACCACCTTTTTCACGGAATAGTTTCCATCTGTTTCAGTAATGACTTTGATACTGTTTTTCATATCCTCAATCGAAACTGAATGGGATACATTGCTGCGAAGATTAGGTGAATACAAAAGCTGTGTGTTCGGCGACAGCCTAAACTCAGGATATGCGTAAATACTGCCTATTTTGTATATCCTAAGTCCCTTTGGCGTCATGTCAAGGTTGTACCCGCCGCCGCACTGCTCAAGAATATCCTGCAGAATTTCTGAGATGGTTTTATCAAAATAAATCTTCGTAATCTTTGTTTCAAGTGCAGGTATGTTGTCAATATCAATATTAAAATCGGCACATACTTTGCGGATTGCTTTTGATGTAGGCATATTGTTAAACTGATAGGTTTCTTTGGATTTATTCAAATACCAACCAAAGTCAGCGGCAGTATATGTATTTGTTGTTTTGCTTCCATCATCGACTGTCAACACTATGCCTCGGAATATTTCCACGTTTGTATGCATCTGAATGATACTGCCTTCCCTTGGCAGATAAATGTGAGTATGCTGTGAATCGGTCTTGGCCACATCAAAGCTCATGGTAGTGGCAAGCTCCGCTATACTGTTCTGCCATGACAGGTTTCCTACCGCAGGGGTAATGTCAATTCCATCCGCATATAGCTTCATATCGTATTCACCAACTTAAATTCAGATAAAGTAAGTGTATAATATAAGTCACCGTCTTTTTTAATTGAATACTGAAAATCATCCACACAGCACACCATGTTAATCGGTGTTTCGGTGATTATCAGCCTAATGGGGTACTTTGCCTCAATCCACTTGTCTATGATGTACACATACTCAAACCCTTTGTATGTTCTGTCTTTTAGAAACGGATAATCGCGGATAGGGAAAAAGCTGCTGATGGTAATGCTCTTTAGCCCCGGCCTTCCAATCAACATTAATTCTCCCTGCGTGACCGTTTCAAAAACCTCGTTCTTCTGCGGCTTTGATATGGTAAACTCGGCAGGAAGGACTGGAAGGCAGATGACTTGTTCACGGTTGTTCACGCTTAAATAAATATCCAATGCCCGCCCTCCTTACATATTTGCAAGCGCCAGTTTCAGCTTGGGGACGATTTCATTTACTACCTCATCTGCTGACTTGCCGCTTGCGTTGACATATATTTTAATGTCGTTGTTGTATGTTGTGGTACCGCCTTGCCCTTTGCTGTAATTCCTGTTCTCCGCCGCGGTCAGCACGCGCTCGCCTTTATGCAGCTTTGCAATATACCCGTCAAAGGGTACATTGGGAAGCCCTCCTGCGTGCGAACCGTCAATGTAGCCATCGCCGTCCTCATCTGTTCTTTTAAACAGTTTTACAACACCCTTAATCGGGTTTTTAAGAAAGTTTTTCAGTCCTTTCCAGAGTTCCTTTATCTTGTTTACGCCCGATGTAAATGTCTCCTTAATGTTTGTCCAAAACTTTGTAAAAACTTCTTTGACAGCGTTCCATATTTCAGCGGTTTTGGCCTTGATGCTGTCCCAGTTTTGAATGACAATCCCCACTACAAGCCCTATACCTCCGGTGAAGATTCCAAGTATCCAAGGCCAGTATGCCACAAAGAAGTCTGCTATACTGTTCCATATATTCACCGCCGTAGTTTTGAGCCATTCCCATGCCGCTTTTATTCCATTGCAAACGGCGTCCCAGTTTTTCCACAAGGCGACGCTTATGGCAACAAGGGCGCCGATAGCCAGTATAATCCACCCGATCGGGCTTGCCACAAACAAAGCATTTGTTATAGCCTGCACGGTATTAAACGCTGTCGTCGCCGCTGTCTGCACCCCCGTCATGATCGCTTGAAGCTGCTGGGAAAAGGTCATGGCTACGATTTCTTTTTTCTGGCTTTTGTTTAATGCAATCGCTATGGTTTGAACCGCATTGGCCGTTGCCATTGCAACCTTCCACGCAATTACCGAAGCGGTAATGCCGGCGATAATAGGACTTAAAATTCCCCAATTGTTCACAAAAAAGTTATAGACAGATGTCGCTGCATCAAGTATGCCACTTAGTGAACTGCCAAGTCCGCTGAATGCATTCCCGAGAATATTCCCCACACCTTCAAGGTCTGTTCCCATAAGCGCAGACTTGATGCCTTCTCCTATACCGCTTAAGAGGGCCGGGGCATTTGTTGTTATGGCAACAGTTAGCTTCTTGATTACTTCCGTAAAACCTGTGATAAGCATGGGCAAAAGCGTCGGCAAGGAGTCTGTCAAGACGCCTATGACCGACGGCAGCATTTGTGCAAGGCCATTGACAAGCGACATAGCCCCTGTGGTGATTTCCGGCATAACACTTTGTAAAAGCTCCGGAATTTTTGGCGACAGCTGCTTTATGATTTCCGACAAACCTCTGGTAAGGGTAGGCAGCAGCTCACCGACTTTTCTTGACACAACCTTTGCAACATTAATAAATGCGGATGCAATTCCTTCCGCACTTCCGGCACCTGACATAAAAGTCTTAAACGCCGCCTTTGCCGTATTGATGGAGCCTGCAAGAGTGTCGTTTTCCTTTGCATAGTTTCCTGCAGCATAAGCTGTTTTCTCAAGGAACATCTGCATTGCAATGCCGACCTTTTCCTGAGTGGTCATAGTTTTGCCCATGGTCTTAATGCCTTTTGCGGCGGCATAGGCTTTAATGGAGGTATCATTGATTGCAACGCCCAGATTGTCCATCATGGTGAAGTTGCCCTTTGCCGCGCCTGCCACAGCTTCCATTGCGGCATCAACATCGATGCCCATAATTGACGCAACATCCGCCGCCCTTTGCATTGCGCTTGTGGTCATGTTAAGAGATTCTTCTATGGTGAATCCGGAGCCTTGAAACAATGCTCCCATTTTATTTGCCGTTGCCAAATAATCCGACATGGAAAGGCCCAATGTTTCAAAAGCGCCGGCGGCTTTGTCCTGAAGTGTCTTGGCGAAGCTTGCAAACACAGCCTCGCTTCCGCCGATGTTTTGTTCCAGTTCTCCGGCCAAATCCAAAGACTTCACCGTCAAGCCCGTCATTGCGGCAACACCAGTGGCGGAGGCCGTAAGAAAACCCTTGCCTACTGTAGAAACTACACCGCCCAGTTTCTTAAGGGAACCCATGGCAGATGCGGAAGATTTCTTAAGCCCGCCAAGCTCGGAGGTTGCTTTTTTAATATTGACAAAAAAATTACCCTCTTTTAACGAGAGAGTTGCGCCTATGTTGCGTTTTTTAGCCATGCGTTATTTTCCACCTGCCAATGCTTTAAGTTTTTCCGCTTCCTCCTCGATATGCAAGGCCATGCTGGCCAATAAAAATTGTTTCTCCAAGATAGATAGATCTTTAAAGTCACTAAATCTCCAACCCCGCTGCAGATAATGATGCATCATGTAAAGCTCACTATCTGCAGCGATTAGTTTTTTAAATCATCAATGGGCTTTACTCCGTCAATATACCCTGCAAGCTTAATACACTCCACCGCAATCTGCGGGATTTCGCCCACGTCAAATATTTTCTCAACGATCTCCATAGGTTCAACGCACCCGAACGCTTCCTGAAGTTCCTTGGACTTCAAACAAGGTTCAATGACACAGGAATACACAATATATGCGTCGCCTTTTTCCTCCATCTCCTGCGCATCGCGGGCAAGGGCTGCGTCCGGCTCCTCGATGGTAATCGTGCCGTCAAGGGACTTTATATATAACTCCTTGGTTTTCTTTTGTTTTTTGCTCTGAATCATTTGCTCCTTGCGTCGCACAAGCTCATCGATTGTAATTTTGGTATATTTCTTCATCATAACACCTCCACACTACCTAACTCTTACCATATCGGGAAAATCAAAATCGGTAAAGCCGCCGGTGTATTCTTCCTCCAGAACTTTCGCGTTTTCAAAGCTCATAAGCGTTAAATCCCCAAACCAGCAGTTATTAAGTACCAATCGCTCACTTCCAAAGGCGTCGGGGTCATCTAGTTTTCCGATTAACTGACAACGTATATCTCGGCCTTGTTTAATGGCATTTGCCAGCTTGATTTGACCTCTTGAAAAGATTTTCTTTATGGTAAAGGAAAACTCTCCGGAGTAACCTGTGAGCTTCGAATCCTTGCTCATCTGCATGGCAAAGTCCACATCCTCACGCTCAAGCTTAAGCGTCGCCTCAAACTTTGAAACCTCAAACACCGGTTCTCCGTCCCAGTAAAGCATGCCCCACTTGCCGTTCATCACACGGGGCGCTGTAGGTTTTTGCGCCATCTATATCACCGTCCTTTAACTCATATAAATCGTGAACTTCAAATCTTCCATAGCGTCCTGGATTTGAATGTTCGCTTTAACAAACACATTTGTACCAGTGTTTGCCGTCTTGATTTTTTCCTCGTCCCAGCCGGATATATCCCTTGTCTGCTTCAGCCAATTTGCTGTAGCATCAATATCAATCTCTGCCTTGTTCTCAAACTTGTCATACAAAACGCCTGCATCAGCAAGATCCTTTAGGTATTTGTTTACTGCTGCAAGGAAGATAACCTTGTTGTCATAGCTGTTTTCTATTTTACCGATAAACTCATCCTCAAAAGTAGTGCGAATATCGTCCCTGATTATATCAGCAGCCTCTACAATCTTTATTTTCTTAAAATCTTCACCTGCTGTTTCAGTAAGCGTCATAAGTGAATTCACAGCTCTCGCAATTTTAATTTTTGTACCGTCATTTATCAGTATCAGCTTGCCTGCATCAATGTCTGTATCGGGATCTTCGCTTTCGGTTATAGCCTCCACTTCCGGCAGGGCATAATACGTGGCGCTGCGGTTTAGAGGAAGGCCTGCAAGGATACCTGCAATTCTCGGACAGTATTCGGCTGCGGTGTATGTTTTTGTGCCCACCTTGATACCGTCCGTAGCAAAGTTTACAACACCCTCGCTGTCTGCAGCGGTATCGGGCAGTACGACCTTAAAT